CCCGTCCGCCGATCCATCGACCGGCGCATGACCGCCACGAGGGCATCCCTTGCCACTGGAGTTCTCCCACATGCCCTGGACCGTCGACTGGCGCGTCATCGTCGACGGCAGCGATGTCAGCGTCAACATGCGCACCTACCTGCTCGACATCGAGGTGACGGACAAGGATGGCACGGCATCCGATACATGCTCGCTGACCTTCGACGACACTGATGGCCAGGTCATGCTGCCGAAGAACGGAGCGAAGGTACACATCTTCCTGCAAGGTGCTCAGGTCTTCTCCGGCACCGTCGACAGCGTGCGCTCGTCCGGCTCGCGTGGCGGCGGTCGGACGCTGAAGATGACGGCGAAGGGGTTCGACAGTCGCGGCAAGGTCAAGGAAGCGCAGGGCTTCCACAAGGACGACGCCACGCTTCAGGACTTCCTGAGTCAGGCGGCGAAGAATGCCGGCCTGGCAGGGGTGAAGATCGGCGGCGATCTCGGATCGATCCGGCGCGACTATTGGGCCGCCGATGGCGAAAGCTTCCTGCAGATCGGCCAGAAGCTGGCGCGCGAGCTTGATGCCACCTTCAAGATACGCGCAGGCGACGATGGCGACATTGCCGTCCTGCAACCGCGTGATCGCACACCGCTGGCCGCAGTGGCCGGCATCGTCGGCGTCAACGTCATCTCCTGGGACATCGAGCCGTTCGCCGGCCGCAAGACATTCACCAGGGCGAAGGTGCGCTACTTCGACCGCAAGGCAGCCGCGTTCAAGACCGAGGAAGTGGCTCTCGACAAGAGCGGCGATACGCCGGAGGCAACCAATCTGGTCAGGATCACGGCGGCGGACAAGGATCAGGCAAAAGGCATCGGCAAAGCCCGCAAGAGCGAGAGCGAGCGTGAAGGCGGAGGCGGTTCCGTCGAAATGGACCTGACCGTCGCAGCACAGGCCGAAGCACCCTTCACGCTTGTCGGCGCCCGTCCCGGTGTCGATGGCACATACCGCATCACATCCGTGCGCCACAGCGCCAGCCGCTCCGGCGGCGCCACAACATCGCTGGAATTGAAGCAGCCGCAGGATGGCGCCGGCAAGGACAGCCGAAGCGGCTGACCGGGGGCGGCTTTCGAACACCACCAGAACTGGAGACTGACATGCAGCGTAGTGTGTTCTACGCGGCCTTGCGCCGCCGTGATTCCGGCGTGTTCGGAACGTCGCTCACGCAAGCGCAGGTCGATCGCATGGAGGCGATCCTGACGCGGCTTGACGAAAAGCGCATCGAACCGGCGCAGGCGGCCTACATTCTCGGCACTGCCTACCACGAAAGCGACCGCTTCCGCACCATGGAGGAATACGCTTCGGGCGCGGCCTATGAGGGACGCGCGACTTTGGGCAACACGCAGCCGGGCGACGGCAGGCGGTTCAAGGGTCGTGGCTTCGTCCAGATCACCGGCCGGCGTAACTATGCCGATTGGGCCAATCGCCTCGGCGTTGATCTGGTCGGCAATCCGGCACTCGCCGCACGCCTCGATCATGCCACCACGATCCTGATCGACGGCATGATGCTCGGCACCTTCACCGGCAGGAAGCTGCCGGATTACGTGAGGGGCGCGAAGAAGGACTATGTCGGCGCGCGCCGCGTCGTCAACGGCACCGACCGGGCGGCGATGATAGCCGGATACGCCAACGCGTTTGAGAAGGCGCTGGCCGGTGCAGGCTATGATGCCGCCGCGCCGCGGCCGGTTGCCGAACCGGAAGGCGTTTCTGTTCCGGTGTCGCCACCGGCGTCGGTATCGAAGCCCGCGCCTGTACCCATCGAGATCGTGCCCGGCACCGGAAGGCGCGACCTGCCGGCCGCCGTGATCCTAGTCCTCATCGTCCTGATGCTGGTCGCGGTCGCTGCATCCATCTTCGGAGGCTGACATGAGCACGCTCGCATCCATCCTGCTCACGGCGGCCGGCGACCTTGCCGTCCCCGTCATAAAGAAGATCCTCGGCGACAAGCTCGGCGGGGCCGGTGGAGAACTCGCCGGCAAGGTGATCGACATCATCGCCGACAAGGCCGGCGTCGCGCCCGACAGATTGCCCGAGGTGCCTGCTGGCGAACTACAGAACGCCATCGTCGCCGCCGAACCGGAAGCCGCCAACATCCTCATGCAGCATGTCGAAAGCCAGCGTCTGATGAACGAGGCGCTGAAAGCCGAATTCGACAAGGGCGGCCCTTTCTGGACATGGGCGTGGCGGCCGGGCTGGATGTGGCTGCTGGCTTTCGTCTGGCTCTACGCGCTGATCCTGCGCCCGCTCGCCAATGCAGCGTTCGGCGCTGCAATCGAGGCCGTCGATCTCACCATCCTCATGACGCTGACCGGCGTGTTCACCGGCCTCTACATGGGCGGCCATACCGCCAAGAGCATCGTATCCGGACTGCGGAGGCACCCCCATGACTGAACCTGCACCGAAACGCTTCGAGGACCTGCCAGAGGAAACGAAAGCCTTCCTGCTTGCCCTGCGCCCCGACGAGGTGAAGACGCTCGACGACGGGATTCGCCTGGTCCGCTCGATCAGCACCGTGTCCGCCTTCGTCAAATGGATCATCGTCGGCATTCTTGGCATCGCCGTCGGCATCGCCATGTTCGGCGAGAGCATGACGAAAATCGTCAAATGGTTCCGACCAACAGGGTGATCGGGGCCGGAGACAGCCGGCCAGCGTCAGCGTCGATGTTGTAATCTTCTTCACGGTGTTGCTCACATTCTTGGATTCGATATCCCGAGCCGGTGGCTCGAGGGGAGCAACGCCACCTCATTCTCCTATTTCAACATTCCCCGAGACAATCCCAGGGCCGCGTTCCGGGCGGCGATTACGAGGGCTATGTCGATGCCCATGTCCGGCGGCTGGAGGCGCTGCGCCGCGTCGGCATAGTCGAGCGGATCGACGCCGGCCAATGGCGCATCCCCGAGGATTTCGAGAGCCGCGCCGCCGCCTATGATGCCAGCCGCAACCGGCAGGCCAGCGTCCGCGTCCTGTCGGCCTTCGATCTGGAAAGGCAGGTCGGCGCGGACGGCTCTACCTGGCTCGACCCCCGCCTGCTTTCGCCCGAGACATCGGATCTCGCGCCGGCCGGCTTCGGCCAGCAGGTCCGCGACGCGATGGACCGCCACCGAGAACATCATGTCGAACAGGGCGACGTCACCCGGCAACAGAACGGCCGCGTCTTCTACCGGCGCAATCTGCTCGCCACGCTTCGCGAGCGCGACCTTGCCCACGCCGGCGCGGAGCTGGCGGACGGCAAAGGCCTGCTGTTCCGGGCAGCGGCGGACGGCGAGACCGTCAGCAGCATGTTCGCCGGCACCGTGCAGCTATCGAGCGGCAAGTTCGCCGTGGTCGAAGAAAACCGTGAGTTCACCCTCGTCCCTTGGCGGCCGATCATCGACCGCCAGACCGGCTACGAGGTCATGGGCGTCGTGCGGGGCGGATCGGTGTCGTGGCAGTCGGGGAGGCAACGAGGGTTTATGTTGTGAGCCTAGCAGACAAGAGCTGGATGCCGCCGGTCCAGACAACCGACAAGGAACGAAAGTTCAGGTCACTCTTGTCCTCGATAGCACATGCGTAGGAGTTTCTTGAATGCAATCGACCTCGTAGAATTGACTCCCAGCCAGATATTCGGATGAGCCGGAAGCATGCTGATGATTGCCGAAACCGGATTCAAGGCGACCCATTGATGTATCGCTCACGTCTGTTCCGTGCGGAACCTTGGCAGGTCCGCTACATGTTCGATCTCGGCACCCAGAGCTGGCTGGTTCATGTCTGCGTGGTTTCGCTCACAGCGATCGTTCTTGCAGGCGGCCTGCCGGGCGAAGAATGGCCATATCTCTGGCTGGGCGGCATGCTCGTCCTTTCCGTGGTCCTTGCGTTTCTCTGTCGATCCTACGCCACCGGCAAGGATGTCGGCGATCACGCCCTGATACGAGCCGGATACGCTCATACATGCCTCACCGCGACCGTCGGCCTTGTCTGGGCCTCTGGCGCGTTCGGTGCCGCGGCCTCCGGTTTCAATCTGCTGGCTGTCTATTCCCTGGCGCTCGGCGGCACCGCATTGGGCGCGGTGTCCTCCCAACATGCGGTGCCGCGGTCAGCGCTTGTCAGTGTCTGGACTTCGGTGCCCTTGCTCGGATTGGCTCATGCGGTTGTTGCAAGGGACGAGGCCGGCTTGCCCGTGGCGCTGATGATGTTGCTCTATGCGGCTATCCTGACCATGCTGACCATTCGTATGCACCGTTTTCTGGCCACCAATCACGAACTGACGCGAAGTCTTGATTCAAGGGTCCGCGAACTCACCGAAACCTCCGCCGAACTCCAAACGGCGCGGGAAGAGGCAGTGAAGGCCAACCTGGCAAAATCGCGATTCCTGGCTCAGGCCAGCCACGATCTGCGCCAGCCGATCCACGCCATCGGCCTGTTGGCCGCGGCGTTGAAGGAAACGCGCCTGACCAGGGAGCAGCGACTGATGGTGTCCAGTGTCGAGCGGTCGGTCGACTCGGTAACGAACCTGTTCGCCTCGCTGCTCGACATTTCCCGCATCGAGATCGGTGGAATTGAACCAAAACCCGATCCCCTTAGCCTCGGTGACTTCATCACTCGCATCGTGGAGCAGAACAATGAGGTCGCGGAAAAGAGCGGCTGTCGCCTTGCCAGTGTCACCACGACCGACTGGGTGAACACGGATGGAAATCTGCTCTTCACCATGGTGCAGAACGTTCTTTCCAATGCGTTCAAATATGCGCCGGGCAGCCGGATCCTCGTCGGCCCGCGTCGTAGGAACGGCCGCCTGGCATTGCAGATTTGCGATACCGGACCGGGTGTCGAACAGGAGCAGGCCGAGGCGATTTTCCGCGAGTTCTATCGGGTTCCCAACGACCGTGCGTATACTGTCGAAGTCATGTGGCTGGGTCTTGCGTTCGTCCGCGGTCTCGGCGAGTTGCTGGAGCTGGAGGTGTCGTTGCACTCCGTTCTGGGACGGGGGACTTCGGTCGTCATTTCGGGTTTGGAACTATCGCAGCCGGTTGTGAACGCCCGGCCCAGGCGGATGAGTCTACACCCGCTTTCGGGCAAGCGGATCTGCCTGATCGACGATGACGAAACCGTACTTGCCGCAACCGGCCAACTGTTGGAGCGCTGGGGCTGCACTGTTCACGTCTTCACCGGAGCGGAAGCGATCGAGGGCGATTTCGATGCCATCGTTTCCGATATGCAACTCGGCACATTTAGCGACGGCCTGACCTTCATCAAGGCGCTCAGGCAAAAGGCCCGGAAGGCAATCCCCGCCGTCATCCTGACGGGCCATGGCGGCGACGACTTGCTCAGACAAATCGGTGACGCCGGAATTCCGGTGCTCAGCAAACCGGCTCGTCCGGCTGAGCTCAGGGCAATCCTGACCCGTCTATGCCTGGGTCCCGAAAGGAAGGAACGACTGGACGCTATGCCGGACCGAAGGCGGACCAGCGCCTAAAACCCTAAATCCTTGGCGGAGGCCACCGCCGCGGCGCGGGAATTGACGCCGAGAAGCTTGAACAGTGCCGAGACATGGACCCGGACAGTATAAGGTGAGATTCCGAGCGCGCGCGCGATTTCCTTATTGGTGTGGCCAAGGGCTATATACCCGAGAATCTCCCGCTGGCGCGGGGAAAGCCGTTCGAGGTCATCGCTTTCGGCCCCAACATGTGACGCGGCTGCTGCATTGGCGTCTACGACCACGATTTCTCCATCGAGCACACGGCTGACGACATCACCGATGGCCGCGGGGTTCGCGGCTTTGGACACGAAGCCGTCAGCGCCCTGAGCCATGACGCGATCTATCGTATCTTCCTCGTCGTCCATCGACACAATGAGAATGGAACTGGACGAGTAGTTCAGCCGCAGGCGGCGAATGGACCGCTCGATCTCGAAACCGGGGAAATGTATGTCGAGCATGAAAAGACCGGGTGCGGCTTCGTCCGCAAGTTTTACCACCTGATCGAAGCTGCCGGCCTCCCGGATTTGCGAGCCCGGCAGAGCACGCTGCACGAGACGCCGCAAGCCGTCGCGAAAGATCGGGTGGTCGTCGGCCAGAATGACGTCCTGGATTGCCATTGTGCCTCATCGAATTGGTTCGGCACTTTATCCGACATTCCCCAAGTGGCCTGCCGCTTGACTTCAAGATCGCCTGATTTTGCTCGCTGGGCAAGCGTTCTTCGCC